GCTAGTAACATTACCTCCAGATAATATGGCGGATATTTCTTACCCTCAATTTGTAGAACCAAGATGCGCTATGTGTACATCTCCATTTAGAGACATAGCAGAACATACATTCCTTGAATCTGGCAAGAAACCTCAAGCAGTTCTGCATTTTTTCCACAAATATTATGATGCTAAATTAAACTGGGTTCAAGTTAATAATCACATGGAAAACCATTGTGATTTTAAAAAAATTGCTGTATCTGGTTTAAAAAATTATGAGCAACGAGAAGAATTAATTGCTCCTTGGATTTTTAGAGAGCATCAACTAGCATTAATAGCTCTTCTTGTTGAGCTAGATGACATTAGAGGTATGGACTGTTCTAAAAATAATGATCTTAAACTTAGAAGAGCTCAAATGGTGGAAAGACTTATTTCTAAAATATTGGTGTTGAAAGATGCAAGAGACAATCGTGGTATTTATTCTATCAATATCTTTGAAATATTAATGGAACTTCATGAAAGCATGGAATCTGAATATGATAAAAGATTAATAAGAGACAAGCTAAACTATTTGAGAGAAAAAATTTCTAAAGATAACTAATGAGAAAACCAACACCTCCAAAAGACATAGTTCCAGATTTTAAAGCTCAACTTCTTCAACAATCAAGAGAAGCTGTAGACTTTTTTAAAGAAGCAGGATATGCCTCTGAATTTTCTGATGAAATTATGCCTTCAATAAGAGCAGAAGTAGCTCCTCCATCTAAACCAGCCAAAGGTAGATTCAACCCTGATCAAATTGTTGATATCATCACATTTATTGAACATCCATATTTTTGCAATTTAAGACCTTATCCTTGGCAAAAACTTATACTTAAATGTTTTTACATGGGACAAGAAGGCAACACAAATCTAAAAATTAATAATAATAAAAATGAAGTTGATTGTAATGGATGTGTTTGGCAATATATCAATGACAATGAAAAAGCATTTGTTAAAAACAGAAAAGAAGGCAAACAATTTAAAACTATCTTTACTGTAACAAATTCACCGTGTCTTCAGTGCAAAAGGCTTTCAAATGATATTAGAGAAGTTAGATATGATGCTGCTGCACAGGAAGCAACTAACCCTGATGCTGAAAAACAAGTTAGTAGTTTATCTAAAAGACCTGTTATTGATAAATTTCAATCAGAACAAGATTTATTAGAAGATGAAGAATTTGATCAAAAACTCAGAAAACAAGTTGAAGATAAATGTACCAATAGATTTAAATTTGAAGAACTTGTTTTAGTGCTTGGGAGAAGATCTGGAAAGCTCTTAAACTTAGAAACACCATTATATACCATGGAAGGATGGTCTACAATGGGTGATGTTAAGGCAGGAGACTATGTTTTTGCGCCTGATGGAACTCCTACTAAAGTTGTTGCAAAATCTGATGTTGATTATAAAGAACAAGCTTATGAATTAGTCTTTAGTAATGGAGACAGAATTATTGCTGGCGAAAATCATGAATGGGTGACATTGACAAAAGCTCAAAGAAAAAATGCATCCAGAGGTAAATATTCAAAAGATCCTGTGCCTCAAGTTTTTACTACACAACAAATCTATGAATCATTAACGTATGGCAATCCAAGGCAGATGCTTAAAAAAGGCTCGCAAACTGAAAGGAGAGAGAAATATTCTGTTGAATACAATCATGCTATAGAGATTACAAAACCTCTTCAATTTCCAGAAAAAGAACTATTAATTCATCCATATCTTTTGGGAGCATGGTTGGGAGACGGTTCACAGTCTTCTTGTCAAATAACCGGAATTGATATGGAAATTTTTGATTATATAGAAGCTAACTGTAACCAGACTGTAAAACATTCAGAATACAATAATACTTCTCATTTTATTAAGCCGAATGATGAAAGAGATAAAATATTCTTGCACTTAATAAAAGAAATAGGAATATATAAAAACAAGCATATTCCATCGATTTATAAACAAGCTTCTATTGAGCAAAGATTAGAATTAGTCCGAGGATTAAATGATACAGATGGTTATGTAGATCCTAAAAAATTTACAGTGGAATTTTGCAACACTAATGAAACTCTTGCTTATGATTATTATGAATTGGTTTGTGGTTTAGGATTTAAGGCAAGTATAAAAAAATCTGATGCAAAATTAAATGGAAGAAAAATATCTGATCGTTGGCGCATCACTTATTCTGTCTGTCCTGGAGATAAGGTATTTAATTTATCTAGAAAACAATCGGTATTAGATAACAAAACAACAATTGATAAATCTGATAAATACAGAATTTTTATCAAGGAATGTAATCCTGTTGAGAATCCTGGAATGCAATGTATTCAAGTAGAACATTCTTCTCATATGTATTTGGCTGGCAGAAGCATGATTGCTACACATAATTCATTCCTTGTTTCTGCCATGGCTTTATATGAACTTTATAGACTGATTTCAATGGGTCATCCGCAAGCAAGGTATGGTTTGATGGAGTTTGACGAAATTGTGCTTTTAAATGTGGCTAGAAATGAAGAACAAGCAAAGAAAGCTATCTTCTCTAAGATTAAGCAAACAGTGCTTGCATCACCCTTTTTTACCCCTTATATTGGCAAAGATACAGAACTTGAAATGAGATTCTATTCTGATCATGATAGAGAAGAAAATGAAAGAAGAAAACTTAAAGGCTTAAATCCATTTTCTGGATCTTTAGTGTTGAGATGTGGTTCTTCAAATGCTTCTGGTCTTGTTGGTCTTACTTGTTGGGTAATCATCATGGACGAAGTAGCTGCTATGGCTGGTGATAATCCTGATTCTGGTGTTGATTATGCTCTTTATGATGATTTGAAACCATCTTTGGCTACATTTGGTAAGGATGGAAAGATGATGATGCTTTCCAACCCTAAAGGCCCTATTGGATTGCTATATGATTTACATGAAAATAGGCAAGATGACCCCACCACTCTTGTCATGAGGCTTCCCACTTGGCTTACAAATCCTAACATTGACACTGAATGGTTAGAAGGACAAAAGAAAAAAGATCCCACTGAATTTACCATGCAATATGGTGCTGAATTTGGAGCATCTTCTTCTGATCCTATGTTCTTTAAAGATGACATAGATAAAATGTTTTCTAGCATGAATATGGTAAGAAGATCTGAGGGTTCCAATGGTATGCATGAATATTATTGTCATCTTGATCCTGCTAGAACTTCAGATTATTATGCTCTTGTAGTTTCTCATACTGAAAATATAGTGGGGCAATATGGACCAGATAAAATGCCATTAAAAAGAGTGGTAATTGATCATATTCATTTTTGGAATCCTAAAACCAAAAATCAACCAGTTTCTGAAAGAGAAGTGGAAGAATATGTTATTCAATTGCATTCTAGATTTAAATTTAAACAAGTTAGCTTTGATCAATGGCATTCTCAATCATCTATTATCAAATTAAAATCTTTTGGTATAAATGTAGCTGAAAGACAATTTAACAAAGAGTACAAAGAGAAAATATATACAGAATTAGCACAATTAATCAGAGAAGACAGAATTGATATTTATGATTTATCAGGTGGTAAATATATTGATGGATCAGGAGTTCAACAAGATTTAAATGAAATTCAAGAAGCTAAAATGCAATTTTTATTCCTTCAAAAAAAATGGAAGGGAAAAAGGTTTTATATTGAGGCTTTATCTGGCTATCATGATGATATATGTGATGCTGTTGCTGCTGTATCTTATGAATGTTTAACAAGTAAAATTCATACAAGGTTACCTACATCAAGATTTGCTAATATGGGCGGAAGGTTTAGATAAAGAATTAAACAAAATATAATATTATGTCTAACAAAATTACTAAAACAGCTCAATTTGGTGGTGTAGGCGGAGGAGGTTCAGGCTCTGCTTTTCAACCTGGTGGATCTCCTATTGGCAGAGGTGGAAGCAAAGGAGGAGGTTATGATATTAACCAATTCTGGAGCGATGAAGATACACTTGAAAAATTAATAAGTAACAAACATCTTGATGCTGATCAATCCGATAGAAATTTTGAAGCAAGATTAACCCCGCAACATTCTTATATAGAAGAGAATAAAAATTATTATCTAACACCTGCTGAACGTGTTAGAGCAAGATTTAGAGAAGAATTACATAAGCACAAAAAGCTAATGGAAAATCATGCTAAAAGTATTCGAGAAAATAGTGTTGAGTATATTCAAACACATTTTCAACCAAAAGAAGAACATATCCTCACTATTGAAGAAAAACTGAAACAACGTAGAAAATACAGTGATGATCCAAAGCAAAATTATTTTCAATATGAAGATGATATTCCTGAATTAATTCAACCAGAAAGATATCATCCTGTAATTTCTAGCAAAAATAATTTTA